ATAATCTTCTGCATCTTTAGCACCTATTTTTAAAGCAAGAGAAACTTGTTCTAATAATTTGACTTGTTCTAATATTAATTGGTTATCTTTATTGTCAATTACTTTACCTGCTACTTTTGTTAAACTTAATTTATAGGCATTAACTAAATCGTTTATTTCTTCTAATGTTAATTTATAAGCATTTAATTCACCTGCATCAAATAACTCCATCATTCCTCTAGTGTCAGCTAATTCTTTGCTTTTATCCATTAACTCTTTAATTTGACCTACTAAGAAAGATACACCTGCAAAAGCTAATGCTCCTTTTTTACCAAACAACAATGCACCAATAAGACCTACATTTTGAACAAATGATGGTAATGTATTGAAACCAGTAATTGTAGTTCCTAAAGCATCAGCAATATTTTTTACTGTAGGAGCAACTGCTTTTAATGTGGATGATGTTTTAGTAATTGCACCTGCAAAATTTTCACCAATAGCCCTAGCTATTTCTTCAATCTGTTTTTCATTTTTTGCAAGAAATTCATTTAAATCACCAAATTCACCTTTTAATTCATCAAAAAATCCTGCTGCTACATCTTTTTGAAATTTAAAATACTTATCCCCTATCATTGAGATAGTACCTTCTAGTGTTGTAGCTAGGTCTTTAGTAGCATTTGCAAATCTACCTTCACCACTAAATAGTTCTTCAAATCTTTTGATTGTTTCTTCTGCGGTAACTTTAGCACCTGCGCTAAATCCTAATAAGGCTCTAACACCTCTTTCTCTAAATAGATCAGCAGCACCAATACCACCTGAAAAGGCTCTTTGAATTTGTGATGCAGTAGTTTCAAAATCTAATCCTGTGACTGCGGCAACATTACCTGTTATTTCTAATACTCTATTGAGGTCTTTTGCATCTTTGGCTACAACTGCAAGGTTTCCTGATGCTCTTGATATTTCTTCTAATGAAAATGGAACTCTAGCTGCAAATTTTGTTAAATTGTCAAAGGCGGTTGCACCTTCCTCTAATGATCCAAATAAAAACTTAAATCTTACTTGTAGGCTTTCAACTTCCTTACCTACATTAACAAATGATCTAATAACTGCACCTGCGCCAAGTCCTATAAATGCGCCTTTTAAACTAAATACTGAACTTTTGATATTACCTAATCGTGTTTGAACACTTGATAGTGCAGTTTTGGTTTTATCATTAGCGATAATGTCAATAAACATTTTTGTAGTCATTATCTTCTTTTACCTTGCATCTTAGCTTTATTCAATGAATTTTGTTCTTCTTCATGTTTTAAGGAATAATAAGCACCCCACGAATTAAATTCTTCTATTGGCATTTGCATTATCTCGCCAATAGTCTTGTGTAATTTTTCTGCTAGAAAGAAATGAAACCTGTAATCAGGGTCAGAGTTTAGTTTTTTTTTAAGGTGTCAGTAGATGGGATTGTTCCCATGATTTGACTTGCTACCCTGCCTATGATGTCAGGATCAACAAACTTCTTCATTTTAATCTTACTCTCTAGATCAAACATTCTCTCACCATCTTTATTTTCTGCTTTCTTGATAATTACATCAATTAACACTGTGAGATCATTGTCGTTTGATCCTTTAAAGATTTCAGATTTTTCAAGCAGCGTAAATGGCTTAACATAAATGGCATCTTCGCCAATTAAACCCCACTCCTCAACTTCTATAATTTTAATCTCTTGATGCTTAAAGTGATTTATAGCACCTTCAAGATAATCCTTTTTAGGCATTCAATTATACAGTTGTTGTGCTTACGCCGCCTGAGAATTGTACTGTAATAGTTCTAGAAATAACACCATCCAGTGATACGCTTTGAGATACGCCAGTTACAATCGCTGATCCTGTGTAATATGTATCTGCTGCGTCAGCACCTTCAGGATATAAGTTTAAAGTTACTTCTGCTCCTACAGTTAATGCGCCTTGACCTGTGCTATCTGTTTCATCCCAGTGACATTCAATAGTACCAGTAGCATCTTTTCTTAATGCTTTATAAGTCTTTGCAGCATCTGTAAGGCTTGTATCTTCAACTGTGTCATTTGTTTCATCAATAGTAAAGCCAGTTACTTCCGCAACTGAATTTGCTCCTACTTTGACTACTCCGCTTGTTCCGACATGGGTTGCCATTCGCTTACTCCTTCATTAGTTTGTTGTTGTTCATCTACTTCTACATCTTTTTTCTTAGATGTTCTAGTAGATTTTTTCTCAATTTCGGTTTTAAAACCCTTTTCAAGAAACTTGTCTAAATCATTATCCCAAATAGAAACTGTATTGATCCCATCAGGCATATAAACTTTAATTCTTTTAGCCATTACGAAGTACCTCTAACAAATTCATAAAAAACTCTTACCACAATTCTCACTCCACCCAAAGGATAAAGTGTACCTTCATCAGAACTAACTTCTATCACTTTAGTTTCTTTAGCATATCCGCCTCTAGTTCTATCTGTGTCTAATGTTTCTTCAATTACTTCAATAAGCTGATTTCTTTTAGTGTCTAGGTTTGTATCGCTACCTTTTACATAGCCTACAAGAACATAATCTATTGTTCCTGATCTTTTACCTGCAGCATAATCTCCTAGTGCAAAATCTTCTCTAGTTTCGTCACCAGTGGAAATATACAAAGCAGGGAATTGAGGATCAGCAAGTTCTTCAGGTTTAAAAGGTTCTCTAGTAATCTTCTTTAATTCAATAGGAGATGTTACTGCATCAAGCGTAGTAATGATATTGGCAGCTATGTTTTCTCTAATGCTCATAATTTCAACTCCTTATTTAACACATTACGGAATATCTTTTCAATCTTTGTTTCTTCATCTCTGCTAATTCTAAAGAACTCTCTTTTAACTTTTCCTCTACCTGCACCAACCTCATCATGAAAAAATGCTTTTCTGTTAGCTTGTGCCTGTCTAAAAAACAATGTTCCTTTGCTTTCTGTAGCTTTAAAGGTCAATGAACTAAACATTTGTCCAGTATCAGTAAGATCAACTACTCCTGATTGTTTTACTTTGGCTCTTTTGTATTTAGGTGAATATGGTTGAAATGGTGATCCTGTATAATCTACACCTTTTGATTGAGTTCTGTCTTTGATTGCAACTACTTCAAATGCTGATGCGTTTGCTAATGCTTTTTTAACTGCACTTTTAGTTCTACTTTGTATCTTTTTGACTATTGCAAGAACTTCTGCTTGGTTGGTCTTGATCCTGATATCTGCGACCATTATCTAACTAATCGTAAATGATGTATTGGCTCTTTCTCACTAGCAGTCACTGATGCGTCACCATCTTCATCATACTCAACGCCATCTCTTAGAACTGCTTGAAATTCCTCTGCATATTTTGATTTATAGAAATCCATTTTGACTTGGAATGTATCTGCACCATCTCCGCCTTGTGGGTCTTTCCATTTAGTCAGCATTGGTAGAATATAATCTGCCAGTGCCTTATAAACTACTGATCTAGTCCACTGTGAATTGGTTAATTTTGTGCTATCTAATTCTAAAGTAGTAACTTTAGTAATATCTTTGTAGCGTACTGTGTGGCGGTATCTTTCCCACCATTCTGCTCTAATTTGTCTAATAACATCATTTTCAGCTAATTGTAATTGTGTATCAAAACTTGCTATACCATATTCTGCAATATCAGGTTGGTATTGCTGAACATCTGAAAGTGCTACTGAAAATTCTGTTGTTGCCATTAGTCTTTTTTCTTCCTAGTTCTTTTTGGTTTATCTTCTTCAGGTTTATCTTCTACAGGTTTATCTAGTAGTTCCCAACCTCTAAGTTTCCAAATGTGAATATTTTTTTCCCAATCAAATTTAGTTCTTTGAATGATTTTCCCGTTTTTTGTTAATTTAACTATATTCATAATCTTATCCTTTAGGGTGGGAAAAAATCCCACCCCCTAAGTTTATACTACTGGATTGATGAATCAAAGTGCAATTCAACACCATAACTATCGTGCAATTCGCCTACACCATAAACTGCAGTTGCAACAATCTCGTCTGCTCTTAGAGAAGCATCTCTTTGAGTTTCAATCTTGATGTCCTGCATCATAGCTAAAGCTAATGCGTCTTTATGGAATACCGCACCTTTGTAATCACCTGCAGTACCTGTGTCAGACATATTTGAAGTTTCAAATATCTTAACACCTGCTAGTGATCCAATATAACCGCTTCTTAAAGCCTCATTAGCTAAGTCATTACCATTTGCGTTTACAAATGTATTTGTAAGGTTAGCTTTTAAGTCATAAGCAATTTTTGGGTGTAAGATAGCATAACAATCCTCAATCGGAAGTCCTGCTGCTCTTAGTGTTGATGCTGCATTGAAAATAGAAGCTGCAGTGATTGCGCCTGTTCCGTCACCTAATGTAACTGAAAAGCCATCAAACAATGCGATCAGGTCTTGATCCATTTTCTTTGCGATACCTTCACCAAATAATCTACCAATATCTGCAGCAACATTTCTTGAAGCTGAGTTTCTTGCTAGATCAGTTAGAGTTGTCATTACACCTACTTCTGAAGCAGTGATTGTTACAGAAGATGGGTTTACTGCGGTGTTAGACAGATCGGTTGCTTCTGCAACTGCTGCTGCCGCTACTGCTGAATAGATCGGAACTTCCACAGATTTACCGCCACCTGCGATAGTGTAGTTCTTTACTAAGTTCTTCATTATAGATTTCTCTTGAATTACGAACTCAGCTTCAGCAACGATCTCAGTATATAGTTCACTAAGTGTACTACTTGTTGTTTCGTTAGCCATGTTTTAACTCCTTTAAAGTTATTTGTTTATTTTTAAATGAGTAACTGAATCCCTCTGCTTACGATATTCTGCATAAGCCCTGCGATCATCAGGATTACTCATATCTAAGTCCGCAATATTTAAAGTCTTTTGCGTTATTGACTTTCCCACATTACTTACACTTCCACTTCCTGACGGAGTTGCGCTTTGAAAGTGTGCGTTCTGCGTTAAAAACTCTTGTACTGCTTCATCAACAGTCAATAAGTCGCCATCTTTGTTATATCTAGGAGTTCCTGAATTATCAAGTACTTCTACCTTACCTTCTTTATTTAATTGAACTCTAGATTTCATTAATTCCTTAATTTGTTCAGGATTAATTGCTCTATGCTGAGATGCAGCATTAATTAACTGCTTATCTATTCTCTCGCTTTTAAGTTCTTGTTCTAACTTGGATAGCTTTTCATTATACTCAACAGTTTTCTTTTTCATTACTTCATCAAACTTGCCTCTTTCAAGCTGCTTTTCTTCTTCAACTTTTCTGCGTTCTTCAATAGCAGCTTTGGCTTCTTCTAGATTAGTAACTCCCAGTTGTTCTAATAATTGTTTCTCTTGTCTATAGAGCCTATCTTTGACTACCTTATCAATATCAAATTGACTTGGCTTTGGTTGCTCTACAATTTTCTCTTGTGTATCTTTATTTACTTCTTCCTGATTTGTCTGTTCCACCTGTTCCGTTTTATTCTCGTCAGACATAATATAACTCCTTTATTAGTT